CTGTCCGCGTAGTGCGTTTTTTTGCAACAAAGTCCGTCCGTCTGGGGTAGTCATGAAACTACGAGACCGAATCAAAAGTCTGCGACGGGTAAAGGCCAGCGAGTTGCGGCCAAATCCGCGCAACTGGCGGGTCCACCCAGAGGCACAACAGAATGCCCTGCGGGGCGTCCTGGCGGAGGTTGGCATTGCCGATGCGATTCTCACCCGTGAGCTACCAGACGGCACGCTGGAGATCATAGACGGGCATCTGCGGGCGGACCTGGATGGCTCGACGAAATGGCCGTGTCTGGTACTCGACGTGACCGAGGACGAGGCCAACAAACTTTTAGCGGCGCTCGATCCGCTGGCGGAGATGGCGGAAACAGATGACGCGAAGCTGTCGGAGTTGCTTGCGGAAATCGACAGCGACGACTGGCTAGAAACGCTGCTAGGCGGTGCTGAAGAGGAGAAGGAAACCGAACTTCGGCAATTGTCTACCAAACCACCACCGGCAATGACATGGGCGCTTATCGGGCTTCCCACTGTTCGATGGGGCGAAGTGGCTGAAGTGGTCGAAATGATCGCTGGGATTGAGGAAAGCATCGTGGAAACGACAAGCAACGATGGCTAAGAAAACCGACAACCACGACTTGAAGGCGAAGCTAGACTTGCGGCGGTATTTCCTGCGGAAGTATCACGCCGAGCAGCCGCCTGACGTGCTGGATTGTTGCCAGGGCGGTGGGTTGATCTGGAAGCGACTGCGGGAAGAATTCGCGGTCAACTCGTATTGGGGGGTGGACCTGAAACCGAAGAAAGGCCGGCTCAAGTTGGATTCGGTGCGGATTCTTCAGCAGCCCGGCTGGCCGCAGAACGTGGTGGACGTGGATACCTACGGCAGTCCTTGGAAGCACTGGGAGGCAATGATCCCCAATTTATCACGGCCCACAACGGTATTTCTTACGTCGTCATGGGTCATATCGGCGGGATTCCAGCAATTCGACAGGGTAGCAATGCGGGCTGTCGGTATCCACGATTCAATCCTCAGGCTTGCCCCCAAGACTGTTTTGGCAGGAATCACGCGGCAAGCTACGGATTGGTTATTGTGGGTGGCGTCTGAATATGCTACAATAAAGGAAGCTGTCGAGGTGGTTTCAGACGGGAACGCCAGATATTTCGGCATCCGGCTGGAGCCCCTAAACGACAGCGGCCGGGATGGTACCCCGGCCGAGTCTGAACACCCTCAGTTATCAGGAGTAACCGAGCATGTCTAACGTCATTCTGAACCCGGACGGCGTATCCGTCAAGAACTGTTCGATGATCTACGCCCCACGTGGTCAAGCTGGCGAGTATGCACCGCTGGCGACGAATCCATATCGGGGCTGCGGACACGGCTGCAAGTACTGCTATGTTCCGAAAGTGCTCCGCATGTCGCGGTCGGAATTCGACGCTGGAGCCATAGAGCGGCCGGGATTTCTGGCGAAGCTAAAGAAGGATGCGGCGAAGTATCGGGTGGCTGGGATCACCGAGCAAGTAATGCTCAGCTTCACGACCGACCCCTATCATCCGGGCGACACCGCATTGACATCGGAAACAATCCGCATTTTGCAGGGGCACGGGCTTGCGGTCTGCACGCTGACCAAGGGCGGCTCGCGGGCGCTGCGGGATATCGACCTATTCCGTCCTGGTCGTGACGCGTTCGCCTCGACGCTGACTAGCCTTGATGTCGAATTCAGTAACCGATGGGAACCCAACGCCGCATTGCCAAGTGATCGCATCAGTACGCTACGGGCATTTCACCAGGCGGGCATTTTCACCTGGGTGTCACTTGAGCCAACACTAGACACAGATAGCAGTCTCGAAATCATCCAGCGGACATTTCGGTTCGTCGATCTTTACAAAATCGGACGGGCGAACTACTTGCCGATGACACAATCCACTGATTGGGAAAGCTACACGCATGAAATCGTCGAGCTGTGTCAACAGCTTGGCGTCCGACACTACATCAAAAAGGACTTGCAGCGGTATCTGCCTGCGGGGTATCACAACCCGTTGCGAGTGCAGCAACATCACTAATGCCAACCATCGAAGAACTACGAGCCGCAGACCGCAAGTTGCAGGAGCAACGGCGAAAACTGAAGGCTGCGCTCAAGGGGATGCCAGCGGAGCAGGCCGACAAAGTGCGGGCAGCCGACGCGATTCGCAAGCGGGAGATGCGGTCGTCGGGTCGCGACATTCCCGCCCGCATCGTTCAGAATCCGCGACGCCGTCGAGCTTGCGAGAAGGACGACCAAAAGTTCCTGCGCACGTATTTCCCCGATGTGTTCTATGCTCCATTCACCAGCGCTCAAAAGCAATTCATCGAGGACTGCGGCCGGGCGATTCGATACGGCACATCGAAGGCAATGGCGATGCCGCGAGGCAGCGGGAAGTCTACCATCCTCAAGTACCTCCAACTCAAGTACGCTCTCTATCGGCAACTGAAGTTTCCGCTGATTCTCGCAGCCACGACAACCAAGGGCGAACAGATCTTGCGTGACATTAAGGCAAAGCTGCGGACTATCACCAACAAAAAGCTGCACGAGGATTTTCCGTTTGAGACATCGATCTGCCGCTACATCGCGCCGGCACCGTCGAGGGCTCGCAGCGTGACATGGGGCGGGTTGCCCGTCCGGGTCGAGTGGGGACCGCAACACGTCGTGCTGCCCAGTCTGCCGGACGGGCGGGGGAAGTACGCGACCGTCAAGTACGGATTGCCCAAAAACGAAACCGAGTTGGGGCCGGTGTTGATGTGCTTGGGGTTCTCGTCTGATTCGCTTCAGGGGCTCAATATCTACGACCGCCGGCCGGACTTCGTTATGCTCGACGACCTGGACAGCCGAGACAGCCTCGCAGCCGAACAAGGGCTAATAGCCGGAAAGATCGAGGATTGCATTGACAAGACTGTCGCGGGGCTGGGCGGACCGAACAAGCGGCTTGGCAAGGTGTTTATCTGTACGATCACTAGCCGGCGTTCAGCGGCCTATCAGTACACCGACCGGGACGAGAAGCCATCCTGGGACGGTCAGCGAGTCCCGCGAATCATCAAATGGCCCGATCGGCTCGATTTGTGGGAGACATATATTGAGCTACGCCGCAACCGACAGCCGCATGACAAGCACGCCCGCGAAGCCCGTGATTTTCTGCGGGAACGATTCGACAAAATGCACGCTGGCTGCGAGATGTCTTCGGGGCACGACTACAACACCGATTTACTCGACGACAAGCAGCCAGAGCACTTATCGGCGCTGCAGAAATGCTACGACTACATCGCCGACAACGGCATGGATTCGTTTCTTACGGAACACCAAAACGACCCGCCGGCAGATGCCGAGCAGCCGTTGATTTTGACGCCAGATCATATCATGTATCAGTGTGGGTCCGGGCTGAAACGCCAGGAGATCCCAGACGACGCGACGGGAATCGTCTGCGGCGTCGACATTCGCAAGGCCGGTCTGGAGTACACCACTACCGCGTGGAACTCGGAGGCTGCCGGCTCGATCGTGGACTACGATTTTTTCGATTTCCATTCTGCCGGCTTGCCTATCGAAACAATGGATCTGTGCATCTACAACGCTTTGCACGATTGGAAAACAGAGGTGATCGACAAACTGCCCTATCACGTCGATTTGATCGCGATCGACGAGGGGTGGAAAGAGGAGCCTTGGAAAGAGCAGCCCGTGCGGAAGTTCTGCCGGGAAGTCGGTACGCTCCGATTTATTCCAACGAAAGGTTGGAGCCCATACCGCCGGCCGCAATGGGCGGACATTGGTGGACCTGGATGGCACGCCAGTAAGGAAGGCGTAATTCTTTTTGACCCTGACACATTTAAGCTGCAAGTGCATTCAGGGTTTCTCACAGAAACGGGCTACACTGGCTCGCTTCGGGTGTTCGAGACGGACACGCGATTGCCGCACAAGACCTTTGCGTTTCAGGTGACGGCGGAAATCTGGGAGGAACGCTTCGAAAAAGGCTGGAAGAAAAACCGGCTCGGCTGGTGGAAGGTGCGAAAACAGAATCACTATTTGGACAGCACGGCGTTGACGATCCTTGGCCGCATTATGCGAGGTATTGAGCGTCTGGAGCCGATCACCCGCACGATAGAAAAGGTGGCACCGACCGCCAAGGCGCGAAGATCGACGCCTGCCCCAGTTGCAGCGGTGCCGACAACCGGACAATTCACAAGAGGCCGATGGTAACGAGGAGGTAAAACCATGCCAACAAAAGCGGAATTAGAGCAACAGGTTGCAACGCTAACCGAGGAGGTTGAACAGATGCGGGCACAAGTAAAAAACGAGCCGGGGTTAGTTGTCCGGCTGCCGGAGGTGGATCAGCTACCGGATAACGTGAGCACTTACCATGTCAACGTGCATCTCGGTAAGCGGGAGGCGGCGGCACTCGGCGGGCTGGCGATCGCACTCGACAGGGCCCAGACGGTCCTTTCTTCTGGCCGTAGAGTCACTGATCGGCGACACGCAGCCCAGTGGCTATTTGAGCAACTGCACGACGTTTGCAATGGCGGCGAGCGGGATTCTTTTTTTGAGGATTAAATGATGCTATGGAAACTATCGTTACTTATGATCTTTGCGACTCTCATGGGGGCTGGTGCGGCTTGGATGGCCACTATTTAACGCTTTACCAAGAATACCAAGTCTGTAATCTTCTCTTTCTATTGCCCTTAATCGTCTGCTTAGCCTATTTTCGAAAGGTATGGCAGACGATTTTTCTACCCCATCGGGCGTTAAAACGGTCTACGAAGACACTCTGGGCTACGACGTAGACCAGTCTCTCGCCGACGCTAAGCGGCACGCGAAAGCACTCCGGGCTATGCTTGGCCAAGTGCAGAGTTCCTCCGAGGGCAGTAATCAATACGCTTGGAATATGCAAACGCTTGGCGAGCAGCTAGACCGCTGTTTGCAGTGGATTGCAGCCAATCGCTCACAGACGGAGGCTCAGCGCAAGGCCCGTCCTGCAGTCCTGCACGCTGATTTCAGCGACTTCGGGAAGTACGACGACACCGTGTCCACTTATCGGAAGAGGGCGTGATGAGTGGCAACAATGACAACGGGAAACTGACGCTGACGACAAGCTATTACCGGTCAGCCCCCACGACGAAACCGGACACATCGCGTCAGTGGGCAGTGTCACCGCGAGAATCGACAGAGCTATTCGAGCGGCTATTTCGGCTCGAACGCGATCACCTGGAGGCCCGCTCGTCCTATTACGCCGGCGAGTCGGACCGCATGAACCCCGTGCCACGAGGGGTCAATCCTCTCGGCACCGACGCCGATACGCATTTCGCGACCGAACGCAACTACTTCCTCATGGTAGAACGCGGCCGGGCGGCTGTCCGAAACCATCCACTTGTCGAGTCTGGTGTGAATCGGCTCGGTGCAAATCTGCGGCTTGGTGAATTCACGCTCGACGTGAATTCAGGCGACCCAACATTAGACGCCGACCAGAAAGCTGACTGGTTGCTTTTCACCGGCGAGACGCAGGCTGGCCGCAATCTGTGCGACTATGAGGGCGAGCGAGATTTTGCGGCGTTGGCTTGCCAATCATTTTTCAGCCAGGTGGTTGACGGGGATATCATCCATCTGCCGCTGTTCGACGGCCGGCTACAAACCTTCGAGTCGCACCACCTTCGCAATCCCTACGGCCATCGTGCGACGGGCGAGGCTGACAACGGCATTATTCACGGCGTCGAGATTCGCGGCGGCAGGGTAGCCGGCTACTGGCTGACCCCAAATTACGTCAGCCCATACGGCTCGATCACTCAGCGGCACAAGTCACGATTCTTCGAGGCGACCGACCAAGATGGAAATAAGATCGTTTTTCACATCGGGTTTATGCACCGATTCCAGCAACGCCGCGGCATTTCCAGATTTTCGCCGCCGCGAGATGCGATGAATGGATTCGAAGACAGCAACTTTGCTCACATCAAGTCGATGCTGAAACGGGCCCTGTTGTCCTACTGGCTCGAAGAAAAAGAGCAGACCGGCCAAAACCCATTCACGGCTGAAAAAGACAGAGAGGACAGCGGTATTCCGCAAGCTGGCGACCGATACGCGACAGATCACGGGCTCGGCTTGCGATCAATTATCGTTGAGCAAGCCGGACAACCGGCTCAAGTTTTTGATTTGCCGATCGGCAAAACGATGAAAGGCGTTGACGCGAACATCCCGACTCCGCAATGGTTCGAACATGCTTCGCTTATGCTTACGATGCTAAGCGTGAATCTCGATATCCCGCTGATGTTCCTTCTTCTCGACGGCTCGAAGGTCAACTTCCACGGCGGCCGAATGATCACCGATCAAATCCGGCTCCGCTTCACCCAACTCCAGGACATGCAACGCAAGGGGCTTTGGGGACCGACCTACGAGATCCGCACTCGGCAACGATTGACGCCTGGACATCCGCTATTCGACCGGGCGTTAGCGACAGCCGTTGAACGAGGTGCCAATCCGTTTCGCTATGTCTTCCGCCCGACCGGCTGGCCCTACGTAAAGCCGCTTGAAGATGCTGCGGCTGAAGACCTCGCGGAGAAACGAAATCTTAAATCGTTGCGTCGCATCTTGGCGAACCGCGGCGTTGATTACGACGATCACCGGCGAGAGGTAATCGGCGACCGTGCTTCGTGGCTCGGCGAAGGATTTGAACAAGCGGTTCTCCTACAAAAGCGATTCTCCGATCGCATCGACGAGTCGGAGATCCCCGCACTTGCTCGCGAGTTGGCCTACGGCAATCAAACCGGAGGCGTACAGGTTGCTCTCACTGGCAGCATCGGCGGCGAGTCTGAGGCAAAGTCGGTTGATCAACAAGGACAGCCGATGCAACCAGAAGGTGAAGACGAGGAGAAATAGATATGCCTTGCAAGCAGTGCGACAACGGCAAGTGGCAATGGGGAAACGGCCCCTGTCAGTACGATACAAAAGAAGCCTGCGAACGGGCACACGCTGGAGATCCTCACGCAGAAGATGATTTTATTTTGATGCCGAACTTCAGCGTCCAAGTGCCAAACCTGTTTGATCATTTCGGCATTTGGATGATTGAGCCAGAGTCGTTTCGCAACGCTGTCCAGCGAGTGCAAGGCATCAATCTTCATGCCCATATTCAGAGCCAGCAAGCAGCCGATGTGGTCAAGCAGCAATCAGCGGTCACGTACGAATCCACCGACGACGGCATTGCAATCCTTCGCGTCAATGGCCCGATGATGAAACAGGTATCTTCCCTGGCAGAGGGCACATCAACCGTTCGTCTTCGCCAGCAACTCAGGGCGGCGAGGCGGTCGGCGGATATCGGCGGGGCTTTGCTTTACATGGACACCCCTGGCGGAACAGCCAGAGGGAATAGCGATCTTGCTGACGAGGTGCGACGGTTCGCCCAGGAAAAACCGATTGTCGGATTTGTCGAGGACATGACCGCATCAGCCGGCGTCAGCGTGATCAGCCAGACAACGCAGATATGGGCCAACAATAGTGCTGCGATGTATGGGGCAATGGGCACCTACGCCGTCCTGGAAGACATGAGCGGGCGAGCGGATCAACTTGGCGTTAAGGTGATTGTGGTCAAGGCCGGCGAATTTAAAGGCATGGGCGAGCCGGGAACACAAATTACCGAAGAACAAATCAATGAGATACAAAGAATCGTTGACCGGCTGAATGAAAACTACCTCCTCCTCATTGCTGCTGGTCGGAACCGCCCGGTCGAAAGCGTGCGGCCACTCGCCGACGGCCGGGTGATTTTTGCAGATGACGCGAAAGCTGCGGGGCTGATTGATCAGATTGGCACCTACGGCCAAGCGCTTAACGCTGTACGTGATCTAGTCGGTACGCGGAAGCCGCAACCGGCACAAGTCTTAACCCCCGTAGCAAAGGAGACCAAAAAGATGGAACCTGCTACACTTGCTGAATTGAAAGCGGCTTTCCCGAACGCCGGCAGCGATTGGATTCTGTCGCAACTGGAAGCCGGGGCAACAATGCTCGACGCCTCGAAGGCGTATGCCCAGCACGTCGAGAGCAAAGCAGCCGAAGCCGAAGAGCGGCATAAGAAAGAGTTGGAAGAAGCTCAAGCCGCGAAGTCGTCGGCACCGTCGGCCGGAACCGGTTGGCAACCTCTTACCGTCGAGTCTTCCAGTGATGCTGGCGAAACCGGTGATCCGATCGAAGATTTCGATTCGGCTGTCATCGCTCACATGGAGCGTTATCGTTGCGAACGGCTGCAGGCGGTCGACGCAGTGCGGCGCCGGAATCCCAAACTGGCTCAAGCGTACTTGCTGGCCACAAACAACACCCAATACGCGAAGCGATCGCTCAACGAACGTTTCGACGCGCTCGGCGTTACCGCTGTAAGCTAACACGCGAGCATGAACCAAGTCACCTGAACTTAACCAAAGGGAGAAATAAAATGCCCGCACTTGCTTACGAAGGTGCATTCCCGATCCCGAACAACAAGGGACGGGATATTGGTCCTAACCTTCGCCTGACACGCGATGCTGACGGCGACGTGAAGTTGGCGACGAATGGTACCACGGATCTGCAAACGCAGGCCGGCTTATCAACGGCACAATTCTACGGCTCGGTGGACGAGGTTGTAAGCTGCGAACCGCTGGTTGCCGGCAAGGTTTATCGTGTGGTTGCAGCCGGTGCGTTTTCGGCTTACGCGACGCTTTACCCGGCGACGAACGGGCGAGTTGACGATACCGTAAGCGGCGTTCAATGGGGCATTGCCCTGGAAGCCGCAGTGGCAGCCGGTGACGAAGTATTGGCTCAATACCTGCCGAAACGAGTCGCATCGTAACCATTAAAACGCCGAGTGGTAACGCTACGGCCTTTAGAAAGGGAGAAACCGAATGGATACTACCACGAACATCACTCGGCGGGATCTGTCGCTGACCTATGCCGAGTTTTCCAGCCGCGTCATGGCGAGCGGATACATCGGACTTCGCGTCTTGCCGCCGCTTGGTGTGACGCAAGAAAATGCGAAGTTTCAACGGCTTGATGTAGAGCACATCGAGCATAACATCGAAGACACTCGCCGAAACCTCGACGGCACTTATCGACGCGACGAAGGTCGTTTCACCGAAGACGACTACAACACTGTTGAACATGGTGTCGAAGAACGAGTTGACTACGGCAAAGTTGAACGCTGGGGCGACTTGATCCGCGTCGAAGCCATCGCCCGCGAACGGGCAATCTGGCGCATGCTTCGCCGGCTCGAATACGACATTGCCCACGCTTGTTTTCGCGCGGCGGTATGGTCGGGCAAGTCGACTGCAACCGGCGGTGCTTGGTCAACTGCGGCAAGCGGTACGCCGATTGCCGATATCGACTCGGCGAGTGATTCGGTCAAGAGTCAATGCGGCTATCGGGCGACGCATGCCGTCATGTCTTACACCGCTTACCGTGCGATGCTTCGCACCGATGCGGTGACTGGCGTTCTCAAATACGACGGCGTCCAGATTCTCCTCAACGCTCTCCAAGGGGCTCAGGATATCGGTGCTGTTCGACAAGTTACTTCGGGGCTGCTTGAGTTGCTGCAACTCCAAGAAATTCTCGTTGGCGATGCGGCCTATAATTCCAAGCCGAAGGGCAATACATCCCCATCGTTTACCGACTTCTGGGACACGACGCTTTGCCTCGTCTGCCGAATCGAAGATGACGGATGGACGGGCGACTTGGAAATGCCGCGGCCCCACATCGGAAGAACGTTGTTCTGCACAAAGAACAACTACCCGTTGCCGGGTTCGGACATGGCCGGTGAGGATTCTCTTATCTTCGACGAATACGAAGACGAGAAAACACGTGGCAAGTTCCTTCGTCCTCGCAATAAGCGTGGAATCAAAATGATCCACAAAGAAGCAGGGCACCTCGTAACCGCCGTAACTGCGTAACCATGCCGAATCTTCACGAACTAACGCGAACGTCTTACGCCGTGCCGCAGCATCAGGAGCAGCACGGTGTGAGCGTTACGTTGACGAGTGGAGTAAACACTAGCGATGCTTTCGACGCGGCGTATTGCGACGTCGAGTATGAGAGCATCGAGTTTGAAACCGGCATGAACATTAAGCGGCGGATACGTGACTGGTATCTGTTGAAGTCAGATTGCGTGATCGGCAGCAATACGGTTGAGCCGACAGCCGGAATGATTATCACAGCGGACGGTGCGACTTGGGAAATCTGCCCACCGACGGCATCCCAGAAGCAACCGGCCGTTGAAGAACACGCCGGCTATCAGTGGCTTTGTCACTCGCAAGAGGTGACGCAATGATGGGCTCGAAAGTTGAATTCAAAAACAACACTCCCGCCGTGCTACGTCGCGTCGAAAAAGGCGAGTACGAAACCTTTAAGCACGCCGGCCGATCACTTGCGAAGGAAATCAAAAAGTCAATTCGTCACCGAAGCGACCCATCAAAAACAGCCGAGCCAGGTGAAACGCCTTTCCAGCATCAGCCCGGATTTTTCAAGCGTGCGGTTTGGGTTGTCTATGACGATCTGCCGACTTCTATTCTGGTAGGCTTTCGCAAATCGAAAGTCGGGCACGTCGCAGCCACGCACGAGCACGGTTTGATGGAAGATGTTGACCTGCCATCGGGCATGATAATCAGAACCAAGTATCCGGAGCGGCCTATCGTTGCTCCGGCACTAGAACGAAACCTTGGCCGTTTCCACCGCGATTGGCGGGCGGCTCTTACGTAGGAGATTTTGCTATGGCCAAAAAACGAGCGGGCTGGGAACGGATGTTGTATCGTGGGACCGCCGGCTCCACTGCGTCAACTTCTGTTGACGACAACGTGGTTGATATCAACATCGACACTGGCCCTGAGTTCAATGAGCATACTGATCGCGGTGCGGGCACAAACTTGCCAAAAAAAACCGAGCAGCCGGTTGCGCTTGCCATCAACAACCTAACATTTTCGATGATCTACAAAGATAGCGATGCCAACATGGCTGCCTTCCTTGTGGCATCGAGAACCGGGGCTGCAATCGCGATTAAGATTGTTCGCTACAGCGGCGGCGAAACGGAATTCGACGGCGACTGTTACCTTGAAGATTCTTCGCCTGGTGGACTGAAGGACGGTATGGTTGTTGAATTCACTGGGCACCCGACAGACGACGAAGGACGGGACTGGACGGTAGGTACGTAACATGGGATGGGTTCCGCCGAAAATACCGCATCGCCCAAGTTGGATGTCAGAGGAACGGTATCGCAATTTGATACGTCGCGAAATTACGATATTTCAGCGCATCGAAAAAGAAAGTCATAAGTCATGCTGGTATATGGTAGGATGGTTTTTAATTGCAATCGTTCTGTTTGTTGCAATTTTGACATGGTGAAAACATGAAGGTCACAAAAGACACGTTGCGGCAACTGTTCGCGGCGAAGGGAAAATTAGACACCGATACCGGTCGAATTTTCGACGGCTTTATTGGCCGCATGGAAATGTCCGACCGACTGTACCACGGCGAACTTTGGTTTTCCGATGTCGGCGAAGAACCACCATTCGAAACCGTCTCGATTCAGATGATCTTAGGCGGCGAACCAGAAAGCGAGGAGACAGAAGATGTCGACGCATAAACTCACCCTGGCTGTCGAGGGCTCTGGCATTTCGAAGAGCTACGACATTAGCTCGACGGATACCGGCGTTGTGCTGATCGACGGCGAAACCGTAGCCGACAGCCAGACGGATCAGGAAGTCGAATTCGCACTGGACGTATCAAAGTGCAAATCATTTTTCCTTGTCAGCACGCAGGACGTGACATTTGAAACCAACGACGGATCAAGCCCAGACGATACTATTTCGCTGCGAGCCAACGAGCCGTATGTCTGGCACACAAATTCCTATGATTCATTTTTGTTGGGCACTGACGTGACGAGCGTGTTTATCACGAACGCCTCCGGCAGCACAGCAACGATTTACTGCGTCGCATTGTATGATGGCACTGCGGCCTAGTGAGGTGAATAATGCCTACTGGCAATTATCGCAAGACGTTTTCGTTCCCGGACCATAGCTTCTCGGATAATGCTGCGAATGTTTCGTTTGACCGTGCTGACGCTTATGAAGTTACGTTGGCTGCAATCAACTCCAACAACACCGGCACGCTATCAACTCGCACCGACAATGATACTGGCGTGGCTTCGCTTACATCTGGTCACACAATTGGCGATGGCAACACCGTTGATGTGTATTGGAGCGGCGGCGTTCGGTATGGCATGACAGCCAGCGTCAGCGGAAACGAAGTGACGATTGACGGCGGGGCCGGCGATAACCTGCCAGTGCAGGATACCGCAATCACTGTGACGACGCGGACGCGGATCAATTGCTCTTTCGATGGCGACAATATCGATATCATCGGTGTGTTTTACCGCAACACCGATGACACCGGGGCGAAGGCCCATGTTGATTTTCAGGACAGCGGGAGCAACAGTATCAACGAGGTTGATCTTGTTCACGAAAAAGCGGCGGGCGGTCTCAACCAAGTCGTGAACGTGGACGCTGGCGATTCGAACACATACAGCGGAAATGCAATCACAAAAGCCTTCGCGAGTCACGATAGCGAAGAGGCGGCAACTATCTATATCCTGGTTGGACTCGACGCGACACCTTAAAGGCGGCGGCAATGGCGACATTCAAAGACAGCGGCGGGACAGAGCACGCATTGACGTTCGATGCGTTTATCCTTGATCAACTCAGATTGGATTGTGACGTGGACCTCGCGGACCTGGGGGCCGATGGCTACTATCGCGTGATGGTTGATGATGTGCTTCTCGTCAAGGTTCTCGCCATTGTGTGTGAGCAAGACTTCCGGCAATTCGCAAAGATGATGCGAGGTGACGCGATCGCAAAAGGACGTGCAGCGGTGGAGGCTGCACTTGCGGATTTTTTCCCGAAGAGCACGATGTCCGCGATGCGGTCGAATTTGGAGAGACGGAAGAAGGGGCAGACGATCCACAGCGACGCGACGATGATCCGCGACATGTGGGAAGTGATCGAGCCGATACTGCCGATGTTTCGGGCGATCCAAGACATGCCGGAGGGGGACTTCAAACGCGGGGCTCTGGACGAGGTGAAGAAACAAATCGAAGCAGCGGGCGGGGACTCTGGCGATTTGGAATCGTTGCTGGCGTTCGCGTCTGCTGGTGGCCCGGATGCCACCCTACCGAAGCCTGCTACCGACTCAGCGGAGAATGCGGAACCAGTCCCCGCAAGCTGACCCTGCGGCAACTGTGGTTTATGGTTTGCGGCCACCGTGAAAGCCGACGTTTACTCGCCCTGGATGTAATCAGTCTTCTCGGTGCCAAACGAATCGAGCCGCAAGATTTCGTGAGGACTGGTCACCTGCGAGAATGGCGGAACGATTACCCTCTTCCTGACACACCGGCAATTCGCGAGGCATACCGCAAGCAGCGAGAAGAGGCGATAAGACGGGCACGAGCACAAGGAAACGGACATGCCAGGTAAATCCGACGTTCAAGCTGGCGGTGCATTCGTTCGTCTTTTTCTCAAGGACGAGATGACAAAAAAACTCGTCAGCGCCGTTAAAAACGTCGGCTCTAAGATGCAGTCTATTGGACGCTCAATTGCGGTAATAGGTGCTGGCATAACTGCGGCGGGGGCAAGTATCATCGGGACTCTTACGGCTACCGTTGTCCATTTTGCAGCGGTAGGCGATGAACTCGGCAAGATGTCAACTCGCACGGGAATCGCGGCATCAGCTTTGGCCGAACTTCAGTTTGCAGCCGAGCAATCTGGCACTGAGTTGTCGACTCTTGAAAAAGCAATTAAGCGACAGCAAAAGATGATCCGCGACTACGAGCGCGGGTTATCTACTTCCGTTGATGCTTTCGAATCTCTCGGCATCAGTCTGCAGGACTTGCAGGGACTTTCGCCCGAAGATCAGTTCGAGCTGATAACCGAACGACTTGGAGCAGTAGACGACGCTACACGCAAAGCTGCTATTGCCCAGGAGATTTTCGGCCGTTCTGGTACTATGCTTATTCCGATGCTTGGCAATCTCAAAGCGTTGCGCAAAGAGGCTCGCGACCTAGGGATTATTCCAAGCGAGCAGGAAGTAAGAAATGCAGAGAAGGTTACTGACGCAATCAATCGAGTACGTCGTGTAATCAAAAAGACGTTCTTTGACATCGGAGCGAGTTTAGCTGATTCCATTTTGCCGGCTCTTGAATGGATAAAGACTATTGCCGTAGCAACCAGCCAGTGGATTAAACAGAATCAAAAACTCATTCCTGTCATCGGTGCCGTTGGTGCCGCCCTGGCCGGAGCCGGTACGGCAATTATTTTGCTCGGCACGACGATTGCCGGAGCGGGCATTGCAATCTCTGGTATTGGTACTGCCATTGGATTTCTTCTATCTCCAATCGGAGCGGTAACTATTGCCATAGCGGCAGCCATAGCGGCATTGGTGGCTGGTTTTGCTTTGATTGCAGGAACCGCTCTTTATGAAATGTGGCAGGAGGGTGCATTTTCCGATTTGTCTTCTGATCTCAAGGCGATGGCTGGCCATTTTGGTGAGGCACTTGAAGGAATTAAGAATGCAATACAAAGCGGTCAACTCGATAAAGCGTGGGAACTGCTAACAATAGAGTTGAGAATGCAGTGGAATATGATGCTGAATTCCATGTCAGATGATTTTGTTTCTTGGAGTGCTACATTCGCAAAAAAAGCGGCGAAAAAAGCGTTTGAATGGAGCCCCCTTGGCTTGGCTTCTAGCGGGGTCATAAAAACACTTGGATTAGAAGAAGAAGAACCCAAGGAAACAACGTGGGGAATAGGTGAACAGCCGCTCGAAATACGACGCGATATATTACTGAAAGAACTCAGTTCACCAGAGGGGACGGAGTCGGAAGACATAGAAGGAGCAGAGCAAAAACCAGGTAGTATGGCTGCTGAAAAAGCTAAGGCGGACGAAAAAGAAATAAAGACACGGGAATTTCTCCAGCAACTCGAAGAACGAGCATTCCGCAATCGCATTAGCAACCTTTCGCGAGAGCAACAAGAGGTTGAAAATCTGAATCGGCAATATCAAAAGATGTTATCCGACCAGGATGCATCAGCCGAAGACCTGCAATTAGCGGAACAACTCAGGCAGCGAGAAATAGCTTCCATACGTTCTCGATATCGAGAGCAGGAAGAAGAAGAAAAAAAGCGACTGCTCGAAATAGAAAAACAGACAGAACAACAATTGGCCGATGATGTGGCAGCCGCACAGATTCGAGCAGCGAAAGACGGATTGGATGAGCGGCTTGCATTGTTGGAGCACGAAAAAAGAATTGCCCTTCGTGAAGCAAAAACGGCGAAACAAAAGGACTTGATTCGCAAACGATATGCTGCTGAACGCAAAGTCATCGAGGAAGAGGAAGCAAAGCCAAGTGGAGGCGGTGTCGCTGGCATCACAGCTACATTTTCTGCGGCAGCGGCAGTTGCGATGGGCTACGGTCAGCAGTTCACTCCGCAAAAAAAGATGGCCAACGATATAGCCGAAACCAAAAACCTCACAAAAAAGCAACTCGAATCAATGGAGCATTTTCGGCGTATCGCAGAGCAGATTCGCGGGAACCTCGCATACGGTTAAGCCATGTCCAATTTTCGATTTGAAGCAGTGCCGGGAAGTGACGCGATGTTTGACCGTCACACATCGCGTATCGTTCGCCAGTATCGCTCCATCGACACCTTGCCTGCGACTTTCAGCGGCGATTACTTCGACAACATGGCAGCCTACGCTTTGTCTTGGGTGAGCCAATACGCAAGGACGTACGCTTCTCCAGTCGGCACTTTGTTCGCGAACGCGGTGCAGGTCCACGAAAATCATTATGCACTGAACTACAACATCTCAGTTGAATATGGCCCTGTTGACCGACAAGCTGGAGCGTATCAGATTCAAGTCGATACCTCTGGCGGAACTGTTCACGTCACACACGGCGAAGTGATCGGGGCACATGGGGCAAACGCTCCGCAGGGAATTGTCGGAGAAACGGAACCCATCGGCAAAGATGGTGACCAGATCGCGGGAATCGACATACCCGTGAGCCAACCGAAAATTAACGTCTCGTTTCGGCATCCAGAAGGCATTCTGAATCGGGATTACATTAAGGCCATCGGCGAACTAGTTGGTTTTCCAAATAGTGATACGTTTTTGGGATACGCAAAAGGCGAGGTTATGTACCTCGGTGGTCCTTTTACTGAAACTGATGCTGAAGCGAGTGCGAGTTATTCCTTTGCCATTTCTTATAATCGAACGAACTTCGATGTAGGCAAAATCACAATCAGCAAAAAATACGGATGGGATATCCTCGAACCTCGATTCAAAGATCATATATTGGACGATAAGCCCGTCAAACCTGTTGATTATTTCCTCACTATTCGGCCGGCTGCCAGGCAATGGAAAGCATACGTCTCTGCGTTCGGGTGGGGTGGATAAAAGATGCCACAGAAAGCACAGCAAGGATCTCCCTGGAAACCGCCAGAGGCCACGCAACAGAATGCGTGGGACGATGCCGCGGCCGACTATCAGCATCGACGCGAATTGAGCCGCGGCCATAACTTCCAACGCGAGTCGGTTCGCACGAGCATCGTCAAAGCAAAGAATTCAACAGGCGGCAATCGAGTGCGAGGTGACATCGTCGAATTTCAGGGCGGTCTGCTTGCGACAACTGACGCCGATCATATCTGGCTTGATGGCGGATTGCCAACGCACTGGCAAACGGCATCGTTCGGGGTGCTGCGACAACCGACGCCGCAAAATGTGATTGCTGATTGTCAGGTGTCGGGCGTGTGCGAGGCGAGAGTCTATTGGCTCAATAGTTCTCACCAATACGCTCGTAAAGAAAATGGATTACCTTACCTTGTTTCCTGCCATGTTGGTCCAGTTAAAATTCTCAATGCTCCCACTGGTAGCGGTGTAGAGCTTTGCGTTGTCGAGATAGATCAATTCGAAACTGATACTAATAAGATCAAGTGCAAAAACGTTTCGCAAAATACTCGCTCACAGTGGGATCTTGTCGGTATTGCCAATCCGACTTGGGGATTTTATCCGCAGTCGGAACCGGGCGGCGACATGGCGGAGCCGACTTGGACTTGGCGGGAAGATGACGAGAGATGGAATCGACATGGAGTACTTCAACACATTGTTGCCGCCGGAGAATATGGGCGAGTGCAAGTTACTGGTGTTACGCCGGCGACTGTTTATATCCATGACGTAGAACATCTTTATTGCGGGTCTTATCCCGGTGAATATCGACTTGTATCATGTGTTCGTGGTCCACATCGCATTCTAAATGCACCAACATCTACCGGCCAGCAAACCTGTCTTGTTGCCTTGGGTAACTACCATCCGTATGTTGGTTTTTCGCTGGGCTATCTTGATTCAAGCACGTCACCATTGACAGCAAATGCTGGTGCATCTACTCCCTGGCCATATTGGGACTGGGAAGCTGTATCAGTGCAGTTCGCACTCGTGGATTATATTCTCGGCTGGGACTATGCAAGCGGTGAATTTACTTGTGAAGAATATGGCGTTTGGGACATAAAGTATTGGGGAGTTTTTCAGGTTTCAGGTGTAGAAGCAAACGAAAGTTTCAATTTTACTTGGACGCCACAAATTAGTTATGCTGCTGCAGCTTATGTAGATCAAGCACCGTACGTAAGGTGGTCGCAACCGGGAGCGGGAAACGCCGGGAATTACATCTTGTCATTATGTGGTTATCTTTCTCAGTGGGAGCTTTCCGCCGGTGATAAGATTCGATGGAAAGGTGAACTATCTGTATCTGGTGGTAGCGGATCACCCTTGCCGACAGTAGATTTTTTATCTGGTACAGGTGGAGCCGAATTTCGAGCAGCACAAATTTGGCCAGCCGAACCATGACAAAACATCGTCGTTCCTGCCCTCGCCCGGTCATCGGTTCCGCCGCCGATGGCCGGGTTTCTTTTTATCCTGGCGGAATTGGAGCTGGCAGAATTGGAGCTGGCAGCGGCGTCGGGTACACTGGCGGAGCCGGCTCGTCTGCCGGTTTCTGGCTTGGCGAAGAACAGCCAGCGATTGAGTAGATCACTGCAGCCGCGAACATCGCCCCGGTGACGAAGCACAATCGCAGCCAGGTTCGGTAGGCTTCTTTTGACATTTTTGATTTCCTCCTCAAGATACTAGTTGACACGGCCGAATAATCTATAGTAGGATGGATGCCATGAAGAAGCAAGCACCTGACACCACTTACCCGATTTCGCTGAGTGAGGCGGCGGAACTCACCGGCGTTGCACCCTCGACTATTTCTACGATCGCTCGCAGGCTGGGGCTGGGACGCGTTTGTGGCCGGATTCGGTTACTGCGGCGGGCGGAACTGGCGGAAATCCTCTCGAAAAAACGCCCTGGACCGGGGCAACCTCCCAAGCAGGCGACGTAACTCCCTATCTGGTATACGTTTACGTCAACGAAAAAAAGACGGAAAACTTCGGGGAATTATCAAGAGAATGCGTTGACACGGACGAATACTATGGTAGAATTAGGGCAGTGAAAGGGAGCAACGATGAAAACGAAAACAGCCAAAGCGAAAAACGGACGAAGCGGGAAACGGGCGAAGGATTCACGGCGGGCCTACAAAGGCGTCTGCATCCGCAAAGACCTGCGACTGGCCATCTACCTGCGGGATTCCTTCCGTTGCGTCTACTGCTGCAAGGATCTCCACGGAGCACATCCCACAGATATCACCCTCGATCACGTCTGCTGCGAGTCGGACGGCGGGAGCAACGACGCCAGCAACCTTATCACGGCTTGCCGGGCGTGCAATTGCAGCCGGCAGGATAAGCCATTGGCGAAGTTCGCCGGCCCCGAGACGCGTGCCGACATCCACCGGTTGACGCGACGAGCGATTCGCAAATATCGAGTACTGGCCAAAGCAATCATCGCGGGCAAGACCGAAGACCCGCGAGGGAATGTCTGAACTATTTTCTGAACTATTTTTTGAAAGGTGGAAAAACGATGGCGGAAATCTACAACAGAAATGGAGAAGAGATCACGGTCGGGCTGCAGTCCTCGTCGGTGTGCGACGAGGCGATCCAGGCGGCTCGCGGAATCGCACGGGACCGCGACGAGGAGGTAATGCTGGAAGACGGGAAGAAACGGACTACCGTGTTCCCGGACGGATCGACGGAGGACGGCTGGGAGGGAGATTGGGACTGAATCCACCTTTCCCCCACCTCGTCCGCTGCTCGTCGTCGCGGGCGGGCGCCAGACGAAGCGGAGTATATTGAGCAGAAGAAAAACGAGGAGGAGGATTATGGGATTTTTTGACGAAGAAGAAACGGAAGCAACAGGCGAGCCCGTGAAGGTAGCAACGGATCGGTCCGTCGTTTTTGATATCGAGACCGGACCATTGCCGCTGGAGCAACTCAAGTCGATTCTGCCGGGGTGGGATGCAGATTCGGTCGGACCAGCTCCTCCGGCAGAATTTGATGACACGAAAGTGCGACTTGGCCGGCTGAAAGATGCCGACAAGATCGCACAGAAAATCGAGGCTGAGCGGCAGAAACACCACAAGGCCCTCGCCGACTACGAAAAAAGACTGGAAACCGGCGAGGTGGACTACTGGGCGGAAGCACTCGACAAGGCTCCGCTCTCGCCCGTGACTGGCGTTCCTCTGGCAGTCGGCTACACGGCCGATGGCGAACATGTCGAGATTGTCAGCGACGAGCCGGAGCACATCGTGTCGGATTTCTTCCGGCGATTCTCGGCAGTTGCCAGCCAGGGAAAGCATCTTGTCGGCTGGAACATCAAAAACTTCGATGTGTGGTTTTTGTGGGTCTGGGCTTGCAGGCTGGACTTGCAGCCGCCCAACATCCTCGACCGTAATTTCAAATGGCTTTCGCCAGTCTTCGTTGATTTGATGGATGTCTGGGATCTCGGCGGAATGCACTTTGACCCAGTCGGTAAGTCGAAGAAAGGCGCGAAGTCGAAGAAAGGCGCGAAGGCAAAAGACGTAGCCCGATATCTCGGAGTCGCACGACCAGAGGAAGAGCAAGACCTTGATGGCTCGGATTTTCACCGACTCTGGAATTCGGGCGACATGCTCGATAAACAGCAGGCGAAGACGTACCTGGAGTGGGACTGTAAAGAGGAGTGGGCGATCGCCCGCAAATTCGGAGTTGTGTGATGCGGACCGTGGCTATCTTATGCGCTGCCTCGCGCAGTATCTACAAGTCATTGCCGGATGTCGAAGTCTATGACGCACGTCGAGATGCTAGGACTTTCGGTGGCGGAATGCCGATTGTAGCTCACCCGCCATGCCGAAGTTGGAGCGTAAAAACGAAACATCAAGCCAAGCCAGAACCGGGAGAAAAAGAGCTGGGGTTATTCTGCTGCGAGAAGCTAAAGGAATGCGGCGGCGTTTTGGAACAGCCGACATTTTCCGAGTTATTCGAGGCGGGCGGACTACCGCAACCGGGAAGGCCGCTAGACGGCGACCTCTGGACGATTGAAGTTTGGCAGGCGTGGTGGGGCTATCCGATGAAGAAGACGACGTGGCTTGCATTTTGCGGGATTGATCCATCGCAGATTGAGGTTCCTCTACGGCTTCACAACAGGGAAGGCAGTGGACAACGACGACCGTACAAGCGATTGAGTAGGAATCAACGATCAGCCACGACGCGAGAATTTGCCGAGTGGTTGGTCTCGGCAGCAAGATTGGCCGAGAAAAACTCAAAAGGTGACGGCTGGACGGCGACAGCGATTTTATCGCGGCCATGATGCGACAGTCACGCTCGGCTTTTTTGGAAGTAATAGACAATGGAAGTCTGGAAACTAGCAACGATCTCGACTGCCATCGCGTGCATCCCCCTGGCAGTCGCAATAGCGTGTCTTATTTCGGAGGTTATTTGGGAACGAAAACAGCAAAGGGAGAATGAAAACGATGGCGGAAACAATGGCACTTAGCGTGATAGCCTCTGACCCGGAGCGATCGCTCGCGTTCATCCAAAACATGGGTGAACGTATCGTAATGGGGATGAAAGGCGTCAAGAGCAAATCGCTTGCTACGGTGGTCGCGATACAGATGCTCAGCGAGGGGCTGCCCCCAGTCGCATTTGAGCAGAAGTACCACGTCTACGATGAGGGAGGATTCGGCCTGCGGGCTGAGTGGATTCATGCAGAGATGCTTCGCCGTGGATGGAAAGTGACTTGGCTGAACACGGGGGAGGACGGCAAGCGTGCGGCTGTGCGGTTGGAAAACGGCAGCCAATCGCACGATATTGAATTCACGATCGAGATGGCACACCGCAAAGGACTTGGCAAGAGCGACGGAAAGAAATTCAAGGCTGGGTCTGCTTGGGACAAAGACCCTGCCCAGATGCTTCGGTCGAAACTTTGGGGAAGGGCAGCTACGATGTTCGAGCCGTCCATCGGGGCCGGGATGCAGGAAGACGCGGAGTACATCGGCGGTGAAATAATCGACGCATCGTTCCAAGTCGAGTCGGAACCGCAAAAGAAAAAACGCGGCCGGCC